CCTTCGGGGGCCCCGTTTTTGTTTTAACCTATTTTTGATTCGATTATTATTGATAAAATTTGCTTTGCAAAGGAGAAACTTATGGCTACTGCAAAAACCTCTTCAACTAGAAAAACGACAAGTTCTTCTAAAACTACTGCGGATTCTACTGTGACCTCTACAACTGCTGCTTCAACAGCTTCTACAAGTGACGCAGCTGTTAATGAACTGAAAGCAAGAATTTCGCAACTTGAAGCTCAAATTGAAAACCTTGAGTCGAAAGTTGCCACAGCTACGGCTCTCGCCAGCTCTGTAAATAATGCCACAGTAACTGACAAAAATGTTGTCGATAAAGCTCTTCTTAGAAGGGCGTTGGAAAGAATGGGCATTAGACAGCACGTAATTTCAGGGCTGGGTATATAAGAGCACCCCGCCGTTTCGATTCATAACTTTCATAAAGACATTTCACCGCCTCGGTGAATACTTAAAAAGAGGTGGTGTTATGTCTTCATTTACGTTTACTAGAAATCCTACGCCGTTTGGTTTTTTTGATACAGATGCAGACTTTCAGTCTGAAGCAGACTCTGTTGTCACCTTTGTAAAAAGAAAACTAGGCGATGATATTCTTAGTGTCGAGCTGACAAAAAAGCAGATTTGGGCGTGTCTAGAAGAAAGTTTTCTAGAATACTCTAGAATCATTAACGAAGCCGATGCTAAGTCTCAACTAAATAATCACTTGGGCTATCCCACTGGGAGCGACGTCCAAGGGTTATTCCCTAAGCAGAACCTTGAATATCTCTTAAGGATGGCCGAACCCTACTCTATGGAGTCGGGAATCGGTGGTTCTTATAACGATGTCAGTGGCTCAATCCAACTGGTGGAAAACCAGCAAGACTACGATATATACGAGAGCTTGGTGGATGATGCAGGTAACCTGATTGTTTCCAGCAGCGCGAATACTCCAAGGAATAAGATGAGAATCAGAGAGGTATTCCACTTTGATCCTCAAGCTGCTTATCGTTTTTTTGATACCACGTCTGCTGTCAATTATCTAAATAACGAGTTTAGCTTTGAGTCATTCACACCTGAAACGGTGTTTTATGTACTTCCTGTGTTCGAAGACGTCTTGCGCGCCGGTCAGATGGACATATCAAATAGAGTAAGAAAATCAAACTACTCTTATAGGGTCGTCGGAAGTAAGATCAGGATATTCCCACAACCAACAGGGGATATGACTAACAAGAAGCTCTGGATTAGAGTTGCTTTTAATCCCGATCCATATAATCCTGACGTCACTGATGAAACAATCTATGGCACGTCGAACCTCTCGAATATCCCATTCGGCTTGTACGAATATAGTAAGGTTAACTCGATGGGCCGCCAATGGGTCCGACAATACTGCTTAGCGCTCTGTACAGAGTTGTTAGGGCAAGTTCGATCAAAGTTTTCATCTATTCCAATCCCGAACTCTGATTTAACGCTAAACGGAAGTGATCTGTTAAGCCAGGGACGTGAGGATCAAGCACGTTTACGAGACCAGATGGTAGAGCTCTTAGATAGTTTAACCTACTCTAAACTGCTAGAAGGACAAGCAACAGACGCAGAAAATATTCTAAGAGCGCTAAAGACTATGCCAATGCCGTTAGGCAAAGCAATACTAATCAAGTAGCGAGGAGCCATGGCACGTTTATTCATAACGCCGAGAGAACAAGCTCTGATATCAGACTTGACGAAAGAGATTGTTAAAGATGTCATAGGTCAAAAAATATACTACTACAGAGTAATGACCGAAGTTACCTCTGTCCATGATGTATATGAAGAAGCGATAGATAAACACTTCGATACCCCGGTAGAGCTCGACGCGACAGTAGAGTGGAACCCGTCAGAGACGGCAACCAACAGATTTGGTAGTGAGAAGGTAGCTACGATGAATGTGTACATTCACTACCGCGATTTGATTGATAAAGACATACAAGTGAAAGAAGGCGACTTCTTTTCTTATGGAGACACATTCTTTGAGATAGTAACGACGTCGTTCACGTCAGAAATATATGGTGAGGTAGAGTATAAGACAGGAATTCAGCTCGTAGGTAAGCAGGCTAGAAAGGGTCTCATTGATAAAGATCCAATCGGGCCTACTGACGAAGGTATTGGCGACAACGATGCAGTACAAGAGACGTTTGTTCAGCAAAGAGGTCAGGCCGAAAACAAGCTTGGCGAAACTGGTGACGTCCGCACGCTACAAGAACAGGGTAAGCTTGATGCCCCCGAGGATGGCCCGAGAGAGGTTTCACCCCGCGGTGATGACGATGACATTAGCTCCTCATTTTACGGTGATTAGAGATGACTACTCGATACACAAATAATAAGAAAGGCTTTTCAGAGAAAGTCAATTCTGGGTATACAAATGATGTCGCTGATGATTTTTCTATGCCGTCATGTACCATAGAGGATGTCGATAGAGCTGTCTTTGAGCTGTTTGATAAAGAGCTACCCTTTTATTTCTCTAGAAAAGATGCGAAGAAAAAAATCCCTGTTATCTTTGCCACCGGTGAACGCTTCGCACTACTTGCAAGAAACAAACCACTTAGGGACAAGAGTGACGCCTTAATTTTACCGCTGATATCAGTTGTCAGAACCGGTATAGACCAAGATAGCGCCAAGGGCACTGGATTATTCCAGGGCGCACCTGTTCTTGTAAAAGTACAGCTCTCTGATGAGGACCCAATATACCAAAGATTGCAAAATAAGAATGGGTTCAAGAATGCTAGTGATATTGCTATATCGGCTGATGACAACACTCCCGCTGGTTTGGGGGGCGGAACTACGCCCGACCAGCTTGCAACCAGGAGAGTTGCTCCTGCAATATCAGTATCAGCAAGAAACGGTACTATTCTAAGCAACAGCGTTAACAAGAATATTTTTGAATTTATAGAGATTCCGCCGATAAAACAGTACACTGCAAATTATGAAGTTACATTTTGGGCGCAGTATACACAAGAGATGAATTCTATGTTGACAGTCATGATGAACGGATACATAGAGAATCGCCGTCGCACTTACGTCGTGACGACAAAAGAAGGTTATCAATTCACGGCTTACGTTGACGCGGCACTAAGTCCACAAAACAACTTCGATGATTTTACCGATTCAGAGCGCCTTGTGAAGTATAGTTTCGCGATGTCCGTAAGCGCTTACTTAGTAGCGGCTCAAGAGCCAGGGATGCCTGTTCCTTTTCGCAAAACGGTATCTGCACCAGAAATATCGTTTGATACTTCTACTGCTGCGAGAGGCGGTCCTCAAACAGCCCCAGTGGCAGCAGTTGCTTCTGGAGACCCTAAAAGTTATGTGCTTGATGATATCGCGACCGAAGAAGATGGGTATCCAGCAGCCGCGATGGGAGCCGACCCTACGAAGTTGATATCAGGTTTTCCCGGTAATCCCGCTGCTTCAATTGGTGGCAAGCAATCTGATTTAGGTAATTCAGGTCCAACCGCCATATTTACAGATATAGACCCCTTTACAGGTAAAAGGGAGAAAAGGATTATATTGATGTCCGCATCTACTCCTAATAAGGGAGAGACTGTTTTTAGGTTCGGACTTAAAGCACCCGAGGGTATTGCTATTGACTTGGGAAAATTACTTAAAGATTGATTTCGTAATAAAAGACATTTCGCTATCTCACAGAATAGTTATTTGTGATAGCTTAAGATCCAGGAGACCTGACTAATGGCCGAACAAACATTTAGATCACCCGGTTTTTTCGAGAGAGAGATTGATGCATCTCAAAGACAGACAGAAATTGTGGGTGTTCCCGCAGGAGTAGTAGGTACCGCCGAGAAGGGTCCCGCTTTCGTTCCTGTTACAGTAGGAAGCACAGCAGATTTTGTTAACAAGTTTGGAACAGTAGATCCAGAAAGATTTGGACCGTACGCTGTAGATGCATTTCTTTCGAACAGAACTGCTTTGACATACGTTAGAGTACTGGGTGCTGGCGCGAATGAGACCGCCGCTGATATAACAAATACACAGAACACAGGGACCGTCTTAAACGCCGGGTTTAAAATTGAACCTATTATTTCTGATTCACCAATGAGTGCATCGGACAGTTCAGTCCAGTTCATCGTTGCGCGTCACGATGTATCCGCGTCAGCAGATTATTCGTTCCCGCAGTTTACAGACAACCCTTCATTTGATCCAGGGAACACTGGCGACAAGGTTGACCTTGTTCGTGCTGTTGTTTTAACGGCATCAGGCTCACGCTTACAGGTTCTCGACATCGGAGAGACTTGGGGCAATGAGCTCGATCAAAACGCTGATCTAAAGAACGATTCAAGCCACGCTGCGAACCTTTGTTTTGCTCTGGCAATTTCGTCTTCGGCTGGTGCTGCTTTTACTAACGAATACCTTGATCAGGCTGGTGCGGGTGTTAAGATTGTTACTGCTTCGTTGAATCCGACACATCAATCATACATTACCAATGTTCTGAATACTGACCCTCTGAAGTTCGCTGAAGAGAAGCACTTGCTATATCTCGACTTCGCGGTTGAAGATGAGTTGGCTTCTGTAGATGTTAACGCAGCACCAGCTGTAAGTGTCCTGTCAGGATCTAACAACGTGGTTACAACTGCTCTAACTGGCAATGCTGCCAAAGCTTTGAATGCGTTTGGTCGATTCGACACAAGGTTTAGAACACCGAAATCACCTGCGATTATTTCACAGCCCTATGGAAAGAAAGAGCACGATTTGTTCCACTTCGAGACGCTTTCAGATGGTGAGTGGGGTAATGACAAAGTCAAGATCACCATAGCTAATATTAAGGCGTCGACAAACGACAACTACCCTTACCCAAGCTTCGAGGTTCAAGTACGTCGCTTTGATGATTCCGATCTTGATCAGCAAGTCTTAGAGGCATTCCCAGGATGTGTCCTTGATCCAGACTCAGATAACTTTATCGGTAAGAAAGTCGGTGACTACAAGGCACGTTACAACTTCGACGCCACGAACGCGGCTGAAAAGAGAATCATCGTTACCGGTCGTTATCCAAACGTCTCAAATTTCGTGAGAGTTGTTCTTAACGATGCAGTCTATAACAAGACCCTTCCAAGAGACGCATGTCCTTTCGGGTTCCGCGGCGTTCCGGTAATCAAGACTTCTGACGCGATGACAGATCGCCTCCATACAGGTCTCGAGCTCGACGGTATAACTTATGGTCAGGCAGGAGCGTCTCTTCAAAGGTTGTGGGGTGCTGATAAGTTAACCACTAGATACGCACTAACCGGTTCAATCGTTCCTCCGCTACCTCTTCGTTACAAGGTAACGCGTGGTGATGCAAAGGATGGCTGGTTCTCAGGTTTCCCTGGAGAGAAAGAGCTTGTTGATAAGCGTCTCAACTGGGGTGTTAAGTACGAGCGTTGTCCAGAAACCGGAAGTATTGCAAACGCGAATCAGAACGTTAACGCTTCTAGCGTTCTCAACCCTCTAGTCCGTGCGTACTCTAAGTTCCAAGGGCTAGCAGAGATTGGCACTATTCTTACTGGCTCTGGCGCTGATGCCTTTAACGCTAACAAGTTTACTCTTGCTAGAGTGGTTCTTGCAGGTACTGGCTCTACCGCCTCGACGCTGCTAGACAACCTAACCGGATCCGCTCCAGAACATATGCTTGAAGCTGCGTACATCAGAAACGGTGTACCGGACTCCAAAGACTACACGATCATGGATCCGGATCTTTCTGATTACGGCAGAATTACTCTAGCGACTCTAATCCAGAGTTCATCAGTGAAGTTTAACCGCTTCACACCGTACACTGCTTTCAACATTCCAGTATTCGGTGGGTTTGACGGTGTTAATATCTTAGACAAAGATATGAGATACATGAACGATAGAGCGGCATCGACAGATGATACCTCGAGCGTTGATGGTCAGATCGGAAAGGCCGCGTCTGGTTTCAGCGCTGGTACAATCGGTCTGAGGTCGAACCCAGGCGGTACTGGACGAAAGAACAACAGCATTGCTTCTTACAGAGAAGCCGCGACGATTATTACTGATCCCATGTCTACAAGGATTAACATCCTAGCAATTCCTGGAATCAGGGACTCATATGTCACGGATTGGGCCGCAGAGAGAACGAAGGACTACTCTATGGCTATATACCTCATGGATATTCCTGCGTGGTCTGAAGCCCAAGCACGTCTATTCCTCACTGAGGACCGCGAAGCTATCGCGTCTGCATCGATTGCGTGGCCTGATGTTAGAGAAACAGCTGAGCAGTTTGAGTCCAGAGTGTTTGATAATAACTACTCTGCGACGTACTTCCCAGATGTGTACATCACCGACAAGACCACTGGAAGCAGAGTAAGAGTTCCCGCTTCTGTGGCTGCTATTGGAGCTTTGGCTTACAACGATTCAGTCGCATACCCGTGGTTCGCTCCGGCAGGTTTCAACAGAGGTGGCCTTGACCAAGTCAAGAACACAGACATTAGGTTGACGGCTGGTGATAGAGACACGCTATACGACGCAAGGATCAACCCGATTGCAAACTTTGCTGATGGTAGCTTCGTAATCTTCGGTCAAAAGACCTGCCAGCTCGCTCAAAGCGCGCTTGATAGAGTTAACGTCCGTCGAATGATGCTAGAGCTGAAGCGACAAGTTGTATCCGTTGCCGATAAGATTCTATTTGAACCTAACACTCCTGCGACCAGAGCTCGTTTCGTTAATTCTGTTACACCGCTCCTGGCTACCATACAGTCTCAGCAGGGTATTGAGTCTTTTAGAGTCGTGATGGATGATACCAACAATACTCAGGAAGACGTTGAGAACAACAGACTGAACGGTCGCATTGTTGTGGTGCCAACAAGGGCTATCGAATTTATTGCTATAGATTTTGTCATTACAAACAGTGGCGTAGACTTCCAGTAGTATAGTTAAGAAATGAAACAGGAGATTATCAGAAATGGCTGAACTTACCTTTAAAAGTCCGGGAGTGTCCACTAGAGAGATTGATCTTTCTGGCCCAACCCAAACGGGACCGAGTGGAATTCCTGCTGGTGTAATCGGAACCGCCAAGCAAGGTAGAGCATTTGTTCCGATCACTGTCGCAACATTTGCCGACTTCATCGCGGAGTTCGGAGATGTAGAGACAACGCTCTTCGCTCCGATGGCAATGAGACAGTGGTTAAGTTATGCAAATGCTGGAACTTTCGTTCGAACCCTTGGTGCTGGTGACGGAAAGAAGAGAACCGCAACCGGCGCAGTAACAAACGCTGGGTTCGTTGTTGGGTCGCAAACTATCCAAACAAACGGTGCTATCGGAAAGAACGGTTATGCTGGATCGACTACAATAAACCCCGGAGCTCTTGGTAGGGCGCACTTCCTGGGTGTCATTATGTCTCAATCAAATGGCTCCGATGTGTTCACAGATGCTGGACTTCAAGCTGTACAACCGATTCTCAGAGGTGTTCTCCTGGCACCCTCTGGTGTCAACCTTGCGTTGAGCTCTTCAAGATACGAGACCACCAATAACCTTCCGCTGGGTGCACCCACTGCGAACAACTACGCTGCAAATTTCGCGTTCGGCACCGGCGCGGCCCAAGATGCTGGTTCAACGCTTGGTGCTGTTAACATCGGAGGTGGTCGCCAAGAGTTCGTGATTTTACAGAATGGTCACACTCACACTGACAGCTATCCAACTGTCATTACAGCGTCTTTTGATGTTGATGCTCCAAATTACTTTGGTAACATTCTAAACACTGATCCTACGAAGACAGAGCTAGCAGGTCACTGTCTGTATGCTCAATTCAACGTTCCTCCCGCGTTTGCGGTATGCTCAGGCTCATTGCGGATGGTCTCGACCTACAGTGCGTCTTTCGACGGTGTTAAAGAGGGTGTCACAATAAAGAACGAAGAGATTGCATTCCTCCTGACCGGTTCAGCAGGCAGAAACACAGGGACTACAACGAAGCCGAACTTTGAAGCCTTTACAGACAGGTTCCGG